CCCCACTTTTTGTGGAGCGGAAATACTTTTTAGTCTTTGGTGGTTGCTTATCTCTAGCCATTACCCATCAAAAAAAATTGTAGCACTATCGTAACCAGCGCCTATATCAATATAAGCACCTTGTCTGTAACGTATGCCTTCATCAGGAATATAAGGATCAACTTGACCTGCTGCTGCAGGAGTATCGATTTCTAATAATTTAGAACCTGTTTGTGATGCCTCTCTAATGATTGCCGCTCCAGCAGTTGACGAACTTACTCCGTGCATACCTCTGACTCTTGTAGCTCCTGCAAAAACAATACCTGTTGTTGTAGTTGTTGCAGTAAAACCAACTTCAACAGTTCCAGGAATAGCTGCGTTTGCTGTAACAGTTGTAACTGTTAGGAAAGCAGTTGAAGTTGTAACAGTAGCACCAGCTCCTGGACCCGTGATAGAAAGTTCTACCGCAGCATCGCCATTAGCATCTGTGCCTTGCACATTAAAAGTTATGGATGAGTTGTCGGCAGTCAACGACTTAATAGTAACTGTTGATGCCATGTTGGAACCATCATTTACAGAGGCTGAAGATAAATTTAAATCTGCTGCCTCAGAAGTTGTTTGAGAGGAGGCGATACTATTTGTATCTGCTGCAACAGCCTTAAATGTAATTGAATTAATTGGTGTTGTAGACATTAGTTACTCCTTACTGGGTATCAAACGGTGTAGCGATAGATCCTGTTGAGTTAAGTTCACCTTCAACATAATAAAGATTAGCTGCCACTGCTGTGAATTTAACATATGTGCCTTTTAATCCACCAGTAGTTGCTACGGATGCACCTGCTTCACCATTAAGATTCATTTCGTTGTTTGCTGTAGCTGGTACAAATTGTTTACCTGATACTGAAGCATCAATTCCAAGTGTTACCATTCCAACAAACTTATCATCGGTGCTTGCAGTTTTAATTGTACCTGTGAAATCATCTATGAAAAGAATTTCAAAAGTAGTTCCGATTGTGCTTGGATTGTTTGGATCGCTTCCTGGACCTGAACCTTGAGCATCTGCCTGTGCTACAATCGCAGGGATTGTAATAGCTGTAGGTGTAGCTGCAGGATCCATTGTTACTAATCTTCCTGCGTGATCAGCCACAGTTAAATCTGTTGCTAATGTTAATGCAGGAACGGCTCCTGGACCAATTGATTGAAAACCATTTTTCGATCTGACTGGCCCGTCAAATGTAGTGTTTGCCATATTAAACCTCCTTGGTTATATAGACCATGATCACACAATCTCTATATACGTCTGTCTAGCTCAGTTTGTGTAATCTTTTTTGCTAGACTTCCAATATGGCATAAAAAAAGGGCGCAGTCAAAGACATACGCCCCTTTAGATTAAATGTTAAGTTCTTATGCAGAACCTGGTGAACCGAATACTGTTCTAGGATCAGAGAATCCAAATGAATATCTCTCTCTAGCTTTGTATCGTACATTACCTGTATCAAAATCACCTTCCATTGAAGTTCTAATCGCACTTCTTTGGAAAAGCTTGAATCCGTTAGGAATGTCAGTTTTGATAAAGAACGCTTTAGGATCTGTTAAGTAGTGATTTACTACATAACCTTCAGGAATCATGCCCATATTTCTAATAGCATTGATATCATTATCTGCTGTTGCAGTTCTGTTTGCTGAAGCCATAAGTCTATCAGCTACAAACTGTAATTCAGAAGGAATGATAAGTTTTCTTCCCTGAGTAGAGATCAATAGACCTCTCTCGTCCACGAAAGCGGCAATGTCAATTAATGACTGCTCAAGTGATGTTTCATTAAGATCGGCTGCTGTTGCAAGCTCATTTCTTAACACACCTGTTACAAGTGGGTGTGCATCAGAACATAATGCTACGCCGTCACCACCAGCAAAGTTGTTGTCAAACGCATTGTTTAATACGTTGGCACCTTTAACCTGCTTAGTGTTTGCCATTGAACGAGCAAGAGCTTTTGTATAACGTGCAGAAATTCTGTCGTAAAGATTATCTTCGACAGCTTCTTCAGTTACAGCAAAACCTAATGCTACTGTTTCATGTGTGTAACGTGCTGTGAAGGTTTCTGTTGCATTGTCATAAACAATTGAACCACCTTCAGATTTTACTCTAGCATTACCAAAACCTGATAACATTACTTCTTCTTCGAATGCACGATCAGAAGTTTCTGTTTCAAATATTTCGGTATGCTCAGCATCGTAACGCCCATACTCGAGACCAAATAGTGCATTTAGGCCCGGTTCTAACTCTTTAACGAGTTGACTTCTAGATATAGCCATAGTTTAACCTCCTATATGCCTGTTGTGTCTGTTAGAGAGTGTAGGTTGATCTTGACTCTGATTGAAGCATTAGCTTTTGTATAATCATTGTTTTCAACATCAGTTGTTAGTCCTATTACTCTAAAGTTTGCGCCAGCGTTTTGTGTAAAGCTACTGCCATCTATAGTTACATTAGAAATACCAGAAATAGTAGATCCTGTACCGTAAGTTGCAATGTTAGCATTTGTACCAACTTGCGCTTGTCCGCCATTAGTGTCGTCTACTTTGACTTCAAAAATGACATTTGGATCGTCAATGACAAAAGCTTTGATGTCACTTGCTGCGATGCCGCCTGGGTAGGAATTTGAAAAGGTAGGCTTACTTGTAGTTGGGTCTGTGTAAAAGCAACCATTAAAAATACCAATTAGTTCAGCACCAGCAGTTGATCCTATGTCGATTGCACCGTTAGCCACGAGGATAACGGGATCACCTTGAAACATTGGGGATACTTCACCTGATGCAATAGTGTACTCACTTTGGCCTTGACCATTGTAAGCGCCACCGTTCATTTGCACTGGGCGAAATCCGAAGTTTCCTTGTTGATTTGCCATAGTTCATCTCCTTATATAATTAAGTGTTTCTTAAGATGAGGATTTTTTTCCACCACCAAAAGATACACGACTCTGCCTGTCAACATTGAGAGGCATGCTGGGATGTTGTTCTCTGAGAGGATCGTCTTCCCAAGCCTGAGTCTGTTGATCAGTCTTAGCCTTGTAGTGCGCATCTCTTTGCGCAACGATTTCCTCAGGGATTCTTGCCAATAGCAAGTCTCCCACGCCGATGACACCCTCATAAGCTTTGATGTTTCCGTTGTAAGCAGAGTATTGACTCTCTGTATATTTGTCAGCTCGGACTAACTCCCAGCCTTCTCTTAAAGAAGCATTGATATTTTTAGTATCATCCGCTCCATTTACACGGTGTCTTAACCATCTTTGCCTATATCCATCGGGACATGGTGGTGCGTCCAATTGGGACGGTGGCTTCCAAGCTTTTGTTCGTTCCTCGGTTGCCCTTGTTTGTGCACTTCTTGGTGTTTTTATATCTGTCATGTGTACCTCCTAAACGTACTTAGCATATTCACTTAGAGGAACTCCAAGCTTATTAGCTATTTTTACCTGACTAGGAGTCAACCTAACAGATTTGCGCCCTGTGGTTGCAGACCTTGATGCAGAGGCAACGGGTTGGGCGAGTTTGTTGCTTCTGGTAGCCTGATCCGAGCCTTCAAAAGACTCTGGAAACTTTGTTTTAACTCTATTAGTTAATTCATTATAGTAATCATCTGATTCCGTGTCAAATCCTTCTGCTACTAATCCTCTATGAATTCTTTGAGCATAATCGGTCATTTCACCATCTGATCTAAACCAAGTATTTTTTTCAGCCCATGCTAATGCTTTACTAGATGGCTGTTGTCTTGCTTCAGGTTGTTGTGGTGTGGCTTGTTGTTGTTCTAATTGTTTCTCAAACTCTTCATACTCACGTTCTTTTTTAGATTTGGTGACTCTAATTCTTTCAGCTTCAAGATCTAGTTTTGTTAAGGCTTGTCTTGCCTCTTCTTCTCTTGAATAATCACCCGCTTCTCTTGCTGTAATTAAATTTTGTTTTGCAAGGTCTGCTGCCATTTTATTACGGACTTCACTTTCTGACATGTAACCTTTGTCAATGTCATAAGTTTTTTTCTTAGCTTCGGACAATTCTTTTTGAACGTTTTGTGCAAAAGTAAAAGCAGCTTCTTTTTCTCTTTCTGCTTCTCTAATTTTCCAAGTGAGTTTGTCAATTCTCTTTTTGACTTTATCTGAATATTGATCCATCTCTTCCGCTTGTTCTTCAACAACAGGTGTCAAGGGATCTTTTTCTTCTGTTTTTACTTCTTCGTATTTTTCTGGGCTAACTGCGCCGTGAGACTTGTCCTCAACTTCGACTTCAGCACCTTCTCCTGACGTATCAAGATCGACTAGCTTTTCGTCTTTTACAGTATTTATCTCTGTTTGCATGGTTATTAACCTCCCATGTTATATAATTGTTAATACATCTTCAGGTGATTCAACTGTGCCGAGTATCTCGTCATCGTTAAGTAACCTAACTTCTCCTCCTTCAATTTTAAGTCTTGATCCTGCGTATCTGCCAAACACAACCCAATCGCCTTGCTTACACCAAGGTCCATTAGGAAACTTTTCTTTATCATTATAAGCATCAGG